CTACTACATCTCTAGTAGAGCAGATGTATCAGGACTTCAAAGAGTATGGTTGGAATGTCAAAGAGCATTGTCATAGAGTCCGTGGTGGTATAGAACCCGCTACTGACAAAGATGTGACAATAACCACATGGCAGTCAGTATACAAACTACCAAGACAATACTTTGCAGACTTCGGTGCTATCATAGGTGACGAAGCACATCTATTCAAAGCAAAGTCATTGACTAGTATCATGAACAAACTGTATGACTGCAAATACCGCGTTGGTTTTACAGGCACACTAGATGGTACAGAAACAAATCGCTTAGTGCTCGAAGGTGTTTTTGGCACAGTCAACAAGGTTACTAAGACAGAAACGCTTATTAAGGATGGGCACCTTTCTAAATTTCAGATAAAGGTATTAATATTAAAACATAAGAGGAAACCATTTGATACCTACCAAGAGGAAATGGATTACCTTGTAGAACATGAGAACAGAAATAAGTTTATACGTAACCTAGTTTGTGACCTATCTGGTAATACACTCGTCCTGTTCAACTACGTTGAACGGCATGGGATGCCCCTTTTTGAGTTAATAAATAGCAAGGTAGGGGATAACCGTAAAGTCTTCCTCGTCCATGGTGGTATAGATACTGAAGACCGTGAACTAGCAAGACAGATCGCAGAGACTACAACTGATTCAATTATCGTGGCGTCTTATGGGACTTTCAGCACTGGTATTAATATTAGGAATTTACATAATGTTGTCTTTGCATCGCCTAGCAAAAGCAAAATAAGAAACCTTCAGAGCATTGGCAGAGTTCTAAGGAAGGGTGAACATAAAACAAAAGCAACTCTTTATGACATCGCAGATGATATGTCTAAAGGTCGCAATAACAATTACACACTAAATCATCTGGTTGAAAGAGTCAAAATATACAATGAAGAAAACTTTGATTATGAATTCATTGATGTCCCAATCAAGGAGAGTCATGGATAAAACAGAATTTCTAGCAGCAATCAAACTTGTATCAGGAGAGGAACTACTCTCTATGGTGACATCTGTGCACGACGAGAATGGCGACTATTTAATTGTAGAGAACCCTATAGAGGTAGAAGAGGTAATGCTTCCTAACAAACAAGCAGGAGCAAAGGTACAACCTTGGATGAAGTTCTCTAGAGAAGAACAATTTGTTATACCTAAAGATAAAATTATTACAATCGTAGAGGTAGCAGAGGAAGTTGCGGTCTTTTACCACATGTCTCTAAGGAAACTTAACACTGACTTTATAACTGACGCTAAGGGGAAAATCTCTACCGTTGATGAAGCTCGTATCAAACTCGATAAGATCTTTAAAAAAGGTTCTTAAATGTCCCTTGAATTCGCACACTCATAGTGTAATACTTTTTTGACATCTTGTCAACCCCCCGCTTGACAGCAGGGTTTTTTTGTTATAAAATATAAACATAACGTACAAAATACATGAAACGTAAAAGAGTTGTATCGGAGCATTATGTAAACAATAAAGAATTCTTAGAAGCACTTGTTGTATTCAAAGCGAAATGTCTTGCTGCAAAGGAAGCGGGTGAACAGCGTCCGCAGATCAGCAATTACATTGGAGAATGTTTTTTAAAGATTGCTACACATCTATCATACAAACCAAACTTTGTCAATTACATGTTCCGTGAGGACATGATATGTGATGGCATTGAAAATTGTGTGCAATACATAGAAAACTTTAATCCAGAGAAGTCTAAGAACCCATTTGCTTATTTTACTCAGATCATTTATTATGCTTTCCTTAGAAGAATACAAAAAGAGAAACGTCAATTGGAAATTAAGAATAAGATATTAGATAAGTCAGGATATGAGGTTGCCTTCCATACAGATGACAAGTCAGGTTCCTCTGATTATAATACAATTAAGGAGAATGTGCAGATAAAAATTAAATGACATATCCAATTACAATTGTTGATGATTTCTTTGAGGATCCCGATGCCATTGTGGAGATGGCAAATGAATTAAAATATTACACTCCTAACACAGGAAACTGGCCAGGCACAAGAACTAAGAATTTGCACATAGAAGAACCTAGATTTTTTAGATACTTTGGGTCTAAACTTCATCTTTTGTTTTATGAGTCAGTTCCAGACTATTGGAATTTACAATGCCACTTTCAATTAATACATCCTTTTTGCAAAGACAAGTATGATAATAAAAATCGTGGATGGATACATCAAGACATTGACACATGGTTTGGTGGTATAGTATACTTGTCACCCGACCCAGAACCAGATACAGGAACCTCTGTATACAAAGTAACTAAAGGATACTCTCATCAATTACCAGAGGAAATTCAACTTAAAGAAAAACTTTACAGGAGCGAATCATTAGATGACAAAGAATATGAACAGGCATATAATAAAATGAGAAATCAATTTGAAGAGACAGTAAGTATAGCAAATGTTTACAATAGATTTGTTATGTTCAATGGTAAGACACATCATGGTGTACAAACTTTTGGGTCATCTCCTAGACTTACATTAAACTTTTTTGGTATGGCACAGCATGGTAAATTACCACCACTATTGAGAGCAAGATGAAGATAGCAATAATAACGGATCAACACTTTGGTGCAAGGAAATCTAGTCGTGTCTTCCATGATTTCTTTAACAAGTTTTACAAAAATGTATTCTTTCCTACACTAAAAAAACGCGGGATCGACACAGTATTAGATCTAGGTGACACCTATGATAATCGTAGGACTCTAGATCTATGGGCAGCAAACTGGAGTAAGACAGAATACTTTGATAAGTTAAGAGACATGGGTATCACAGTTCATTCTCTTGTAGGTAATCACACAGCATATTTTAAAGACACAAATGACGTTAACACTCTTGATGGTATTGTTGGCGAGTATAATAATATTCATATCTACAATAAAGCAACAGAGGTAAAGATAGGTGGTCTTCCTATTCTATTCATACCTTGGATAAACCAACAGAATAAAGATGAGACCTATGATTTGATTGCAAAGTCAAAGTGTAAAGTTGCCATGGGTCATCTAGAACTCAATGGGTTTGAAGCACATCGTGGTTACATCATGGATCATGGTGACAGCACAGCACCATACAGACACTTTGAAAAAGTATTCTCAGGTCACTTCCATCGTAAGAGCACTAGAGGTAACATATCATACCTAGGTAATCCATACCAGATCTATTGGAATGACTATAGAGACAGACGTGGATTCCATATCTTTGACACCGAGACATTAGAATTAGAATACATTCAAAACCCATACGAGATATATCAAAAGATATATTACAACGAGGATAAGATACAATCTGGTATGTTTAAGTATCATGATTATGCTCAAAGTTTTATTAAGATTATTGTAGAGAAGAAAACAGATACTGATAAGTTTGAAAGATTTATTAGTCAACTATATTCCGCAGGAGTTCATGAGATCAAAGTTATAGAAGATCCATCTTTTGAACAAGATCTAAATGAAGAGATAGATATAGAGAAAGAAGATACTCTAACAATATTAGAAAGGTATGTTGATGACATGGAACATTCTGACAAAGATGCACTTAAGAATATTCTTAAGTCATTATATGTGGAGGCATTGGAGTTAGTATGATGTATATACTAGCAGTCTCAGGTAAGGAGTCAGAGGGTGCTTACGCTGTAGACGAGAATGATAAACGTAAAGTTTACATGTTTGTTGACAAAGACGATGCAGTACGCTATGCTGGCCTTCTGGAAGCAGATGATTTTCCAGATATGTCAGTCGTAGAAGTCAATGATCAAGAGATTATTGAAGCTTGTGTCAAACATGGACATGACTATTATGTTGTCACTCCTGATGATATAGTAATTCCCCCTAGAGATTAATTTTGTCTTAATGATTATCTTTAAAACTGTACGTTGGAAGAACTTTCTTTCAACTGGCAATGTGTTTAGTGAAATACAGTTAGATACAAGTCCTGCTACATTGATAGTTGGAGCAAATGGTGCGGGTAAATCCACATTCTTGGATGCTATGTGCTATGCGTTGTTCAACAAACCTTTTCGTAAAATATCCAAAGGACAATTGGTTAATGCTGTGAACGAAAAGGATACTATGGTTGAGTTAGAATTTAGCATAGGTTCTCGTGAATATATGGTGAGACGAGGTATCAAACCCTCGTTGTTTGAAATCTATCTTAATAGTGAAAAACTCAAGGAGGAAGCATCCCAACTTGAGCAGCAAAAATATCTGGAACAAAGTATTCTGGGGTTGAATTATAAATCATTTACTCAGGTGGTGGTCTTAGGATCGTCATGCTTTGTTCCTTTTATGCAACTTAATCCACCCAACCGTAGAGAAGTTATTGAAGACTTGTTGGATATTCGTATCTTCTCTACCATGAATGGTATTCTAAAAGAACGTGTCAAAGGCATTAAAGAAAATATTAGAGAGGTAGAGTATCAGTTTGAACTAGCAAAGAATAAGGTTGAGACACAACAAGCACTGATAGAACATCTTAAAGAACAATCAAATGCTAACACTGCTAGACGTAAAACAGAGATTAAAAATATTGAAAAAGAGATAAAAGATATTACAATTGTTGTAGATAAAGACCTCAACTTGTCTAAATCATATGAGAAGTCCTTAGAGGATTATCAAAACGTTGATGCTAATCTGTCACAACTTCGTATCTATGAGAGTAGATTTAAAGATAAACAGAAAGCATTTAAGAAAGAGTACAAATTTTTTGAGTCCAATGAACATTGTCCGACTTGTCAGCAAACAATCACAGAAGAACTTAGAACTAATAAGAAATCTGGAATTACTGATCAACTCAAGGAAGTTGAAGAAGCAACAGAAAAACTCAGAGGAGAGTTAGATGATATTCTAGTAAAGATATCTGAGAAGAATGATATTGTAAAAGAGTTATCACGTTGTCAACAAGCAATCTCAGAATCACAGAGAGAAATAGAATATCGTAAACGTCAGATAAAAGCAATAGAAAAGAAGATAGATGAATCCACAGGTAGTGGTAGTAGTTTGAAACAAGAAAAAGATAAACTAAAAACATTAGCAAAAGATGGACTTAAGGTAGAGGAATCCCTACTTGACGAAAAGAAAGTTCGTGATAACTACAACACGGTTACAAACATGTTGCGTGATACAGGAATAAAGTCTACAATCATAAAGAAGTATCTTCCTGTAATGAATCAACTTATCAACAGGTATCTTAAAGAACTAGATTTCTATGTCTCTTTTGAACTTGATGAGAATTTCATGGAGACTATTAAATCTAGATTTAGAGATGAGTTTTCATACGCATCTTTTTCAGAAGGAGAGAAGATGAGAATCGACCTCGCACTACTATTCACTTGGAGAACTATTGCCAAGATGAAGAACAGTGCCAATACTAATCTCCTTATCTTAGATGAAATTTTTGATAGTAGTTTAGATACATCTGGAACTGATGACTTCCTCAAGATTTTACACACAGTATCTGACAATACTAATGTGTTTGTCATCTCACATAAAACAGAATCCTTACAGGATAAGTTTGCATCTACCTTACGTGTAGAGAAAAAACAAAACTTCTCAGTTATATCTAAGGAAGAATGAATAACCCAGACTCAAAACTAAAAGACTTTATCCATCATGAAAAAAACATGATGCCAGAATCTCTCTGTGATGATATTGTAAATGTTATAAAAGAACGTGATTGGACTCCACACACTTGGTATAGTCCTACTGCTAACACTATGGTCTCTGAGGAAACACAAGAGTTAGACATTCAAGATTCTACAATGGATCAGATGAACTTAATAGCTCCACACTTACATAAAGCGTTTTACCATTATAGTGAGAAATATAAATTTGACTCAACTAAAACTGACAAGATTGCATATCAGTTTAGCACCATTCGTTTTAATAGATATCGTAGTGGTCAAATCATGAGACAACACCACGATCACATTCATTCACTCTTTGATGGTATGAAAAAAGGTATTCCTGTTCTTAGTGTAATACTAAATTTTAATGATGACTATAAAGGTGGACAGTTATATTTCTGGCACGATTATGAAATAAAGTTAGGTAAAGGTGATATAATAATATTTCCATCACTCTTCATGTATCCACACGGAGTCAAAGAACCTACAGAAGGAGAAAGGTTTTCTGGAGTCTGTTGGGCATGGTAATAAATAGATTATTATGAACACACCTAACTGGCAGCATCATTCCAAGAAGGAAAAGAAACGCCACCTCAAACCACAAGCATTAAGGCAAGCACGTGCCAGACGTAGACAGTTGATAAAGTGTCTACTCAACCCTCCCAAGCGGAGGGTTTCTTTGTATACTGGTATTATACAACAAAGCAATTATCATGAACATCGTCAAAGAATCACTTGCTAAACTACTTGCCACAGAGAATCTTATTGTAGAGCATCGTCCTGTAGAGACAGCACAGTTTGAAGTATACAGCAGAGTCCTAACTCTACCTACATGGGAGCATGAGTGTAATGATGTTATCGACATGTTCATCGCACATGAGGTAGGTCATGCATTATACACACCAGAAGATAACGAGTGGTTAGACGAAGTTCCTCAGATGTTCTTAAACGTAACAGAAGATATCCGTATCGAGAAACTCATCAAGCGTAGATACGAAGGTCTTCCAAAGACATTCTTCAAAGGTTATCAAGCACTTGACATTGACGAGTTCTTCGGTCTTAACAATAAAGATATTTCACAACTCAATCTTGCAGACAAGATCAATCTACAATACAAGATCGGCAACTACAGAGACATCCCATTCACAACAGAGGAAGCAGCATTCCTTCCTAAGTGTGATGCTCTAGAAACATTTGACGATGCAGTTGCACTTGCTAAAGAGATCTTTGTATTCTGCCAAGAGCAACTTGACAAGCAACAGAAAGAAGAAGCACCTCAGCAAGATGACGCTCTAGATTCAAACAATCCTCTAGAAGATCTATCTACAGGTAAGTCAGAAAACAACAACCCTGTAGAGTCATCTAGTGCTCCTACAGAAGCAGGAGAAGAAGAAGGTCAGGAAGAAGCAACAGACTTACAACCAATTGACATTCTTAAGGACAAAGATGCACAACCTGATGAGCAAGAAGAGTGGCATGGCAATCCAACTACACAAGCAGGACGTCAGAACGGTCCTACTGATGTTACTCCACAAGTATCCACTGCACAGGCAGCAACAGAGTCACAAAAGAAATTTGTTAATAAGGAAGCAGGAGAGAACATCTATGTTGAGGTTCCTAAGATTCCTATCAACTACATGGTTTCTAACAAAGACATCTCAGACTATCTTGCAGATCATTATGCTAAGACAGATGCATTTAGACGTCAAACAGAGTGGAAAGATGAGTATGATCTTGAGCAATCAAAGTGGAGAGTTCAAGATATGGATTCATCAGATGTAGCATACAAAGCATTCAAGACATCTTCTAACAAAGAA